CTCCTCTAAAAAGTGTGAACTTTGTGAAAAATTCCGATTCCACTCCCCCAACGGGGATAGTGTTATCATAAAAAACAAAATCACCTCGTTAAAGGGGATGACACTCCGTCTGAGCTGTGCAATCCACCGCACATTTAAGTCAGGCCTGTTTAGACTCCAGGCAGAGCTAAGGTTTGTAAAATACCGGAGCACCGATGCAACCAAAAACTTGAAAGTCGTCACTAGCTGCAGTATATACATTGTAGTAAGCCAAGTTCATGTTGTTATCAGTGAAGCTCACCAATTCAAATGTACCCCCACTGGGGTAAAAATCAGCATAGGTGTTCTCATTACGTTTAGTTGTTGAGAATCTACATGGTGTAGCATACGGAACCTCAAACTCGAGACAACGAGCGTTGTAGGTAGAACTAGCCATCCCCGAATTGATCGAGGCGACTTGTACATTTTCAGCAGTCAACTCCTGACTGGTTGAAGCTGCCACAACTATTGTGTCCGAGTAAGGCACGCCCGAGTAATAGTTGGTCAAACCAGCACTACGGTGTACCCTAAAATGTTCTATTTCAGAACTGCCATTGATTTTAAAGCGCATACCCCCGCGCCAACCAGCGAACATTTGGCTTACGAAGTGCACATATGTCGTTGCAAACTCATATCCAAAGACTCCAGTGGTTATTTCATCGGGGCCTCCTCCAGATAAATATCTGTAAGGAGTGATCAAGGGAAATCGCTTTGTATCCCATCCTCTACCGCCAGTTGAGTTTCTGATTTTCTCAGTCCTGGCGTAGCAGTAGCGCTTAACCAATTGGCGCAGAGAACCTACTCTCTCACCATAGAAGATCATAGCTTTCTGTTCAGATAAATCAGGCATAGAAGCTATTTTATAGTTATCTTCTGTTTGAACAGGAAGATCCTCCGAGTCTTTCTCAGTATCTCCCCCTTCATCAGAAGCCGCTAACATGTTTATTCCAGAGGCAGCTTGGAACCGGATATTCCGGACAGCTTCTCCAGTTGGATTAACATACTCAAAATCTTCACCAGCAGAAACGAACATGTTGACTGATATATCAGTCAGTCCATCTGGCTGGGTAAGCTCATTGAGAACGCGAACTCCCAACACACCATTTTGTCCTGAAACAGCAGCACCATCATTAGACCAATAATTGGCCACATAACTGTGATCAACTTCTCGGTACGGATCGTACTGCATCCAAGGCACTTCAATAGTGAAATCTCGTGTCTCCGAGATATCAATAATTGTAGTGAAATTGGTATTATAGGTGTCTAACGCCGTACTCGATAGCGAGTTAGGGTCATAGACAATGGCAAGTCTTCCACGGGTGAACCTAGATGCCACGATTTTGAATCTAAATTTTATAGATCCAGACCAATGGCTAAAAGGTACTCCCATATAGGCAATCATGGTGGGAACCACCATGTCACCACTTACCACGAACAAATTTGGAGAAACACTACAAGAGAAGAGCCAATCGTCAGGTACCGCAGTAACATTCCACGGAAATTGCGTAAAGTAGCTCTCAATTTTGCCAAGCGTCTCCATAGCCAATGGGTCTTCTTTCGAGGACAATCCAGTGGTTGTTGGGTCAACTGTGATCTCCTGTTTGCGAGTAACAGTAAGCTTCTGAACCCCATCAGAGCCATCAGAGGTAGCCATACTATACATTGGAGTAGGACGGACCACCATAACATCTCTAATCTCCGTTGGCTTGGAAAAGCCGAAAAGAGCGGCTATAGATCCAATAGCTGTACTACCAATCTGAGTGGCCATAGCAAACGGCCCAATAATAGGTACTTTTGCTAGTTCACCTGCCGCAGCAGCAACTGCATTAGCTATGCTACTAACAGGTCCATCTGATGAGTATTCATCGTTTTTCTTGATCTTAATCTTCTTCTTGCTACTCTTCTTGCTGGAAGCTGCAATCATATTGAGTGCACTAGCAGCTAAGAAATGAGTAGGGGCGGTTAGTGTAACATCTGTCATATGCAGCATTATGCTAACGGTGACAGCATCCACTGCTCCACCCAATTGAGTCAAAGGTTGAAAAGAATCAACATTGACTAATCCCAAGACATCAAAAGTGGTATTTACGTCCATATAATTAGTGCCCCAAAAGAAGGGCAACTGAAGACAACCACCTCTAGATAGTGATGGATTCAAGAAAACATGAGGTCTCTGTGACCTCGTAATATGCTGAGTATCTCCGCCAATAGATACGAACTCATTAGTCCGCGATAGGTAGCGGTAAGATGCCAGCACTAATCCAGCATGTTGAGGCGTTCCATTAATAAGGAACGAGACATGCATGGTCCCACGTATGAGATGGTAATTATCCAATTTCTTTTTCACAGCAGCGTTGCTGAGAAATGCTCGCCACGGATCGAAACCATATACTAAGTCACTTCCAACATTCCACGTCAATGTGGTGTGCTTTATAGGGCGCTCTAAAAAGCCTGCTATATCGGCTTCTTCTGAACAACCCTGCTCGAAAGTGATGTCAGTATTAGTGGGAATGCCAGAATTATGTTCCTGGCTGGGCATCATGTGATGTTCCACTGTCTCCTGCATTGAGCTGGAGGCAGCGATAAAATTTGTGACGACTGGTTGTCTCGGTGTCACTGACCGGGGGGGAATTATATGGCGTTCCCCAATGCTCTTCTTATGTTCAATAGTAATCAATAATATTCATCCAAAGGCTGATTAGGCCATATGGGTATTGGTAGTTATAGAGTCTCCAATCTTGTGCAGCTAAGCCGCAAGCCTTTAAGCGCGCAGTGCTGTGACAAAATACCACACGATCACTGCTAGAGAAGGTGCAACCAAACAAATGTTGGCATACACATGCTCATTAGGGTCTATGGTGTACAAATATACCAGATCCACAAACACCATAAAGATGGAAACATACCTAGGTGTTGTATTCCATCTAGCAAATTCATTACTAGCAAAAGCAATAGTAATATAAGTCCAAAAGAGAAACGATTGCACTATGAAAATTGGTCCACGAACAATCAATCTCAAAAGGGTATCAATTCCATAATTATTTCTCCGGAGCTCTGACCTAAGCATAACCACAAAACAATCAAACTGAAGTGATGGTTCTATCGCAGCTACAATAGCTCTCACTCTAGTCAAAGCATCAGGATAATATGGCATCAATATTCTATCCAAACGGCGTACAATATAATATCGTTCACCATATAGATTCTCTCCAGACGCAGCAACAAAATTAGTCTCTACTTCTTCGCAAGCTACGTCTGTGCTCTCTTCCTCAGGAGATTCACCATAGACAATATATCTAAAATGTTTGTCATAATCCCAAGTCGCATGCTTCGCCATCCAAGGTATATACTTCGGATGCCAGATTGTGACTTCTTTGAGAAAGGTCTGGAATTCAGCATAAAAGCTTCTTCCGTGAAGTGCCGCCTCCCTTGCGGCTGAGGTCAAAATGGATCCCATTTGTTGTTCAGTACTTACCGAACGGGATACTGTGTACGTAGTGAGCATTTTCCTAATAGATGCTTTATCCAAAGCTGGAATGCAAACCCCAGGGTGCTCATCATCAAATCTGAATGACCTCTTCAGAAAATCCACCTCTTTGATGGACAAATATTCACGCGACTCCGATTTCTTATCAGCCATAGTGTACTTTATACCTAATTTGGCTAACTCTGTTTGGAGTGTAGTGTGTCCAAAATTAACTCCTTCTCTCACAGTGAAAATATTGTCGTCTCCCATTACGAACACTGAAACATCACTGCGAAACTCCTCAGGCCTCTTACCAGTGGCCTTTACATAACAGTACCGTATATCTATAAGATTGACGATACTATTTAGTATAAGAGTTAAAGGATGACCTGAACAATTCGTTCCAAATAACATCAGAACATCTCCATTAAAATTAACATAAGGATGTGCTATATCGGAAGTGATGCCCAGCATCAATTTCTCGTCATCTTCCGAAAAGTTACCAGACAGCTTGTTCAAGCGAATGAGTACCTCCATTCCTGCTCGGATTCTTTGAGGACTCATACCGGTGTCAAAACCGGAGTAATCTCCAGCTGCACACCGTGTTTCGACAGTCCCAAATTTGTTCAGGATATCGTAAACATTGGTCCACTGTGTGTACGCGTTCATACCGCCAGCAATGCCCGTCTTCAACCCATTTTCCATGAGTTGGGCACATAAGTAAACAAATTGTTCACGTACAACTAGTGAAAAATCTAGAGCACTCGAGGTGAATACCCTAGTTTTATACGCCTCAACCTTCTCCAGAGGCAATGCTTCATCCTTCAACTTAGCGTCGAAAAGGACATTAGCACGCTCATATTGGAGGTACTTGTGTTTGATGTAGTCGTACCAATGGAGAACTTCACTATTTGGAAGAAACTTACCATCGTCTTGCTCGATCAAATACTTGTTTTTGGGGCCAGGGAATCTGAATCCTCCACTTGTACTTTTATCTAAAGCATCAACGTACGGCACACCATCAGCCCCATTTAGGGCAGTACGTATATCCGTTGGATGGAGTTTTTCAATGTCTATGTCACCAGCTAGATCATTAACTAAAGACTCGACAACATCTTCAAGCAGATCCATGTCGTGGCACGATTCTGTACCAATACGTTTCTGCAAGCCTATTAAATAGGGATCCATCCACACATCTCCGACCAACTCCCCTTTCATCTTGGGAGCTGCATACTTCTGATTTTCCCCCCATGAAGTGGGCACAAGATTCGCTATTGGAGATGACATGGTGCGAGTTTTTGGTGAAGTTCTATGTCCACTAAAGGAACCAACCACCATTGCTCGCCCATCGTTGGTTTCATGTCTGAATAATGACTTTCCATGCAATGACTGCAGTCCCATACCTGTAGCCAAGTAGTTTAAGTCACCAGCAGAGTGCATAAGTGGTACACACGAATCCACATCTGCTTTGGTTATATGTATGAATCCTACAACTTTGTTTGAAATAGAATCCAGAGCACATGATATACCAACTAAAATGGAAGCTCCTTGGATAACGCCTGCCAAGGGTCCTCCACAAGTTCCCATGGCGTCTTCCACGGGAAGATTGACTCGGGCATGAAATATTCCTCTATCGCCTAAACTATAGTTATCTAAGGCTGGGGCGAACCGAGCAGTGGTTTTCATACCTTGATCTATATTTTGCCACCCTTCATTCCGAGTATAATACGAACCCGAAAATTTTTGTGGCAAAGAGTCAGCCAGATACTTTGTAATATCTCTAACTTCGCGCAAATCTGGATGTGTTATAAAAACTAAATCCTTGGTGGGATGCGCCACCAATTCAGAGCGCTTAAGTTTAAAGTGAGACTTATCTTTCAAGGGTTGATCCTGATTACCACTGTAAACAGTGATATCAAAAATTTCACCCTTTATCTGCTCAAACAAATGCCAATTAGTGACCAACGTGCGACCTCGCACACCCAGAGCTCTCTGGACATGCTTATACCCTGGTGCACTAACTTCTATCCAGAAGATGTTTCTGTCTATATTCCTGACGAGATCTTCAGCTTTTATTGATTTTGAAGCCAAAGGTAACTCGTCAAGTAGACAGTTAGTGGTTTTAGCCCATATATTCTCTTTAGTGGCTGCAGGTTCGAAGTCAAACTCTTCTTTCCGCGATACTATGAGATGGCGGGCAGCGAACAAAGCCGCTATAATAACCGCCACCATCGCAGAATTTTGATAACATCTATACTCAGCCATCTTACATCGAATGGAACCGCTATAATCTCCTATCATCCACAAAAAGTGGGACTTACAGTTGTGATACCAAGGGAGTGCTCTCTCTTCGGTTTCACCACTTGCGGCTTCCATGTTAACAAAACACTTACAAAGATCTATCGGTTCATCGCATACACAACCATGAACCACATAATCTGAGGCTACACTTCCCTTGCTAGACATGTAATCTTCACCTATACTTTCTACAGGCAATGGAGTGAAACCACAGTTGCAAGTATTCTCGATATGTCCACACTCAGCAAACATGACCTGGGCATTGACTCTGTCCATGTAGTTAGCTTGGGCTTTCTCATGAGCCACCACCTCTACCTTCATAATATCTTGGAACTCCTCCATTCCAATCCAATCGGTAGGGTGTTGCTTCACATACTGAGTGACTCCGTTTACTACTTGTACTTTCTCTACACAGAAGTTCCAACTATCAGTGTGGTTCATCCCAGTTTTGAGTTGGGACGTTCCAGGTTCTCGATATTGGTCTTTGACTTCAATAGTCACTACCAATGGAAATCGCCTATGTACAGCAGATGGAGTGGCAAATATGGCATGTGCATTCAGGTGTTTAATGTTAGTGGTACCCACCACACATCTCGCCAGAAGGGGCACTGCACCTTTCTTGCCAATCTCCGCCTGATTAGTTGCAAACGGGACATTGTTCATAACTTGTATAACCTCATCAATAGATGAGCCTTGGCCCTTCTGTAACACTGCTGCAGTTTCCTGAGCAATGTCATCCAACACTAGGGCCCAATGACCATCATACTCATCCCAATATTTACTAGTGTGATTTCTAGTATATTTGTCCCTACTATCTTTCCACTCTTCTATGTCCGGGTTGTAACCCGCGTCCTTGGAGTGTTTAAGGTAAAGTTGGAACACATAATTGGTAATGCTCGATTTGCCTACACCAGATGGACCATACAATAGAACACCAAAGGGCAATTTTCTTGCCCCAGTATTAGCTAGTGTTACTAGGAGTGATCTATGTACGTCTCCAGCTGATTTGAGTATAGCAGTAATACGACTGGACAGGGAACCAGCTTTGAGCCTTCTCCCCTTCTCAGCCAATGCTTTAAACTTATCGGCAAGTTCTTTCAAGTTATCTGAATTTTCTCGACGCGCGGCGTACGCTTCCATCAATCTTTCATACTCTGTTATGAAGGATAGTACATCGTCCTGGTGCGCAAGCACTTCTTCGATTGACTCTCCTAAAATTAGACCATGACAAGTTTTGACAAAAGTAATTGTCGTGTCGATTATATCTAATATCAACATCTCAGGCTCTTGCTCCTTAACAAGAGAATGACCCTTCTCTTTGAGATGTTTAATAAAGACACCCTCATGGAATTGTGCACCCAAGACATCAGTCAAACCTAAAGCTAGAACATACGACCCAAACCTCTTAAGTGCTTTATACACATTAGACTTAGGAATGTTTCTTAACTTTGCCCACCTCTCACAGAAATCTTCTAGAGAGATATTCATGGGCACTGGTTTCTCTTCAGGGATATCTGAAGCTGCGACCCAAGTGCGGGTGAAGCCATGTCGCACAACGTGCTCTATGCCTTGAACCACCCATCTTAACTCCTGAGGGGTAAACTGCTCATAAACGCAAGCCAAACGAACAATAGTATCCAGCTTACCAGAGCAATTTTCGAGTAGTTTGATAGTACGCACTAATTTTGCGCAAAAACTAACGACTCTCCGTTGTACTTTCTGTTTTCGATACTCTATCACTTCAGATACTGTAACATATGATGTCCAACACAAGAGAGTAACAGAGAATACAAAAGTCAACCACGAAGGGTGATTGAACAGAAAAATCAACGATAAAAGATTTATCCAAATGGTGGTTAACCACTTGACAACTCTTCTTTGATCCACAATGATATCAATGGAAAAGAACACCAAACTGACACATGTGGGCATTCCCCATCTCACTACAGCCTTCCATGCCTGCACCAAGGGATAGAGGTACAAAAGAACCTTCTTTACAAAACGTCGCAATTTCTTGAATTCTTCACTGTGGTAGAAATCCGTGATAAAGTCACGGAATGGGGGTTGGGTGGATGTATAACAAATTACACTCCCAGAAAAAGGCAAAGTGTAGTGCTCGAGTAAAATACTAAAATAAGTAAATACAAAGAACGCTACAAAATACCAAAAGTACTGCACGCCAAAACAGTACAAAGTTCTCAGAGACGATTGAGAATCCAAACTCGAACTAGTCGAGCGATCAACGATCTTGCCATAAAGGCGCCCTACGTACGTTGTCACGTAAGATCTTATGGTGGTTGGCGTTTCGGTAACTTCATTCTCGACGGATGCTACTTGGGGGATTAACCCAAGCAGCGCCCTAACACTGGGCACGGCGGCCCAGTCGCCTTGTTGCTCTTAATCCTGGAGTCGAGACTCCCCAGGAGAACTCCGCAAACTGGAATCCCCTTATTCAGACCATCGGCGGTGGTCGTCTGGTATATTCATCCAGCTGCTACTACAATTACCTTGTGGCTTGTAATGTAATACAAAGTAGAGGAACGTGGTTTTAACACGGGTGCCAACCTTCTAAATTGCAAACAAAATACCCGCAGTCTCATGTAGTGCGGTTTCGTCTTCGAAAAGACAGTGGGAAACCCACTTTTTGGTGTGTCCTCACACACCGGTGACAATCTGGTTATACAGGTGATCGCCATTAGCCTGTCGCGAGTTAGGTTACCTCGCTCGCAGTGAGGGACCGAACTAGCACCTTCCCTAAAGAAGGGTAGTTGGTGTCAACTACTCATAGTAAAAGAATAGCATAGCAAGTATACATGTGGTCTTCTTATCGGATTGCCACATGCTCCATGTTGAGTACCTACCTCTGCAGATCGCCCTCACGAAAAGCAGTAGTGGTTACTATTACTTGTCATCTTCGTCCTACAAGCGACCCTCATCCCAAGTAGTACATGACGCTAGATGCATCTTTTAGAAAAACTATAAAACAATCAAGACACAACTAAATAATAACATACTACGAATGGAACTATTCAATTTGCTGCA